CGTTTCTTATTCCAAATTTTTTCCCACTTTTTCATATGGGGATTAGATGATTGACCAAAAATTGTTGCTTGAAAATCCAAGCCAAAAGTATAGCACAAGAGAGCTATTGCCGCTGAAATGGCAATGGCCACTAATCCTATGGAAGCTAAACTAAGGGCTGTAATTCCTAAATAATAATTTCGTTTTGCGAAAAATGACGCATCTAATCTTGCGCAAGTTGCTGGTGAAACGAAGTCTGGGAAAACCTCCTTACACGCTGTCTTGAGCTCTTCTAATTCAACCTTGTCTTTAGGCACCGTCCAGTAATCAAAATAGTACTTAATTTTTCCATCTTTATGGATTTTTTGGAATACTCGCTTTTGATAACAAAGCTTAAACAGATTTGGCTGTACTGCTGCGTTTAATGTATAATATTGTTCATCTTCCATCTTGGAAACTGAAAGACAATCAAAGCCATATTTCTGCGGTTCAGGGGGTACGTTTCCACTTCCCCAAAGATCAAGGAGGGGGGCTGACTCTCCTTGACCCATGAACTTTAAGCCATATTCATTTATAAGCACTTGCACTACCGCATCAAACTTTCCTTGGAAGAGAAAATCTTGATACACAGGTGGAACAAAATAGAGCATTTCTGATCCATTTTTATGTCGCAATGTTTGAACTAAATAAGCTTGGTATTGGGACCCGCCTTGATCCGTTATTGGAGAACCGTTGTTCTGCCATAACCACTCTCGAAATTTTTTGGTAATTCCTGATGTATAACCTTTAAGTAAATACTTGTAAGGTACCTTGTATCGGCCGTGCCATGATATCAAAGTTTGAGAGAAATCAGGTAAATAATCAAATATTCCTTGAGCTTTAGCTTTTGGCTTATGAACTAAAAGTTCATCTTCTGGTTTATCTGGAGTTTCAGGATCTCCATCCTCATTGAGTGAGGCTTTTACTTTTAACACACTATCACCCGAAGGTTTGTGTGTATGGTCAATAACTGCAGGATCAAACACTCTAACTTCGCCAAATTTGGCGTCGTTATAAGCTTTGCGCTCATCCAAAATACAGATGAGTCCTGAAAAATCGACATTCTTGGATATTACGTGGTGTTCAAGATCACCATTAATGAAGTAGTCCACCTCAAACCTGTAATTCTCATTGAGAGTTTTCAGATTTAATTGGACAGTGCCATCTTCACTAGATTCAAAGGATTTATTATTTTGAGTAATCTTCACAGCGATAAATCTACGATGCAAAGCATTTGGTTCTTCAATTGCAACCTCAGAGGAAGTTTCTGATTTGTAGTTGCAATTACTATTTCTGAACGGAAATAAGTTGAACCTTTTTCTTCAAGTCCTGGCATAACCAACTGCCA